GCAGCTTCTGTAAAAACGCCACGACACCCCCCAGCACGCTGAGCAGGAACACCCAGACGTCGGTCAGCAGATCGTAGGCGGCAGGGTCCTTGTCGTTCACCGGCGCGCCTCCTCCCATTTGCGCGCATACTCGCTTAGTGGTGAGTAAGAAATGTTCGGCGCCAACGCACCGCTCCGGAGCACCTGTTTGAGCGCGGATTCAAACCCGGCCCTCAGTGTGAACGGCGACATTTCCGGAGCCAGTTCGGGCTGCATCTCCATTGCCAGTTTCCAGCTGAGTGCCTCCGCAAACGCAGGGTCCCACTGGCCGGGGTCCGGCACCTGCCTGACATACCGCAGCCACACAGGAGCCTCCATATCACACAGCAAACCGCCGGCTTCGATGACCCACTCCACGTCGTCCAAAAGCGTGTCCTCCGGGACAACCTCGAAACAATCGGGGGGCAGGGTGTATCTCCACGTCCATTCCGTGCCTTCCGCAGCCTCGGGATTGGTCAACGCCACCCGGCTGATGGCAAACTTCCACAGCCACGAACGCAGCACCCAGTCGGGCACGCCCGGGAAACACGCCGACACCGCCTTGGCGGGAGCCGTCGTATCGGTCAGTGCCGTGATGCGGACCGCCCCCAGCCGGCCCAGGGCGCGGTTGGCTACCTCTAGAATTGTAGTACCCATAAAATCAATCAGCCCGCCCCCACCAAGTACGCCTTCAAGTTCAGCACCAGCCCTTCCGCGTTGAGGCGGCACACGCCGGGCGGCAGCAACAAACCAAGGATGCACGCCGCATACGCAGTCGTTTTGACGGACTGCAACCCGTACACCTGACAGTCGATCCACGCGCCCGAAAGACTGCGCTGTTGCAACACCAGCGTGCCGTTGTTGGATTCAGACTCGATAAACAACGTATACTCGCCGCCTTTGATGGCGACCGACGGCCCGCTTGTCGAAATGCCATCGGCCAGTTGGTAGGTGAAGTCGTCGCAGCGGTTGATCATGGTGCTCAGCCCATTCCGACAAGGTAAGCGCTCATGCCGGTCGTCAGAGTGCCTGTGGTGGCGATTCGAACCATGCCCGATGGCAGCAACAGACCAACCTGCATCATCGCAACGCCCGTCGTCCGGATGAACGCGCCGTAAATCTGCACGTCGATCCAAGTGCCCGAGGGACTCAGCATCTGCAACGACATGGTGCCGTTAGTGCCCGTACAGTCTGCAAACAAGGCGTACTCGCCCCCTTTGATGGGCACGGCATTCCCGGTGACGGTCAGGTTCACCCCGAGGGTGTAAGCAGTGTCGTCTGCGCGGCGAATCGGCATCAGGGCAGGGTGTTAGACTGGATGAGGAAATCCTCCAGTTGTCTGAGTGCGAGCAGGACCTGGTTCTTGGTGACAGGCGTAGCCGGCCAAGTGTTGAGCACAACCTCGATGTCCTTCCCGGTGCTGACCGTCGTGCTGGACACAACGGCCATTCCGGGCGTGGGCGATTCGAGCGATCCTCCGATGGTAATTTCGATGACGAGGGTGCCGCTGGCGGGCAGGTTGGCTCCGGCCAGCGTGGCAACCACCGGTTCTTCCGCGACCAGTTCCGAGGCAGCTGCGCCCGAAGCCGAGAAGAACGAAGGCGTTTCCACAAGGGTCATGCCCGCCGATTGGCCGCGGTACTTGGTGGCCGCTCCGGGCGTCCCGATGCCAAGCGTAGCCCCGCCGAGCGATACGGAGGTCACTATGGTGCCAAGGAGGAAGGACGCACCCGGAGGCAGGGTGAAGAGTTGGAACAGGTCACCAACCACCTGTCCCGCGAGGGTGATGGTGGCGCGGAACCGTTTGACGCGGCCGTTGAAGACGTTGCCCCGGCTTTTGGTGCCAAGCACGGGGGCGCTGGTTCTGCCGTCGTTCGTACCGGCCAGTTCGTTTGAAGATAAGTAGGCATGTAACTTCGTTACTTTTGATGCGCCTTTGGCGCAGCGGTTTGTGTGTGTTGTGAGTTTATGCTGAGTGCGTTGCGCCCTGAGCGAAGCGAATCAAAAGGCCCCTGTTGGGCCTCACACGCAGACGATGTAGCCGCAGCGTTTTTCTTCGAGTCGGGTGGCACCGAGGGTCATGCGCAGGGCGACCTGTTCGGCGTGGTTCTTGTCAGGGCGCCGGTCCACCTTGGCCGTCAGCTCGTTCCATTTGCCCAGGCACACCCCGCTCTTCGCCCAAAACGGTACCCAGTTTTGGCCCGAAGGCACCGTCAGCGCCGGATTGATCCCCGCGTTGTAGGCACCCGCTCCGGGAATGCGTTCGCTCGGGATGAAATTGAACCCCATGAACTTTTTGATCCGTCCTTCCTCCAGCACCGGCGTGTTGCCGTAATCCAGCGAGATAGCCTGCGCCTCGTTGAGGAGGTCGTCGTGCTGCTTGGCCGAGATCGCCATGAACAACGGGTCGCTGTCCACGTCCACTTCCGCCTGCAACATGATGCGTTTCGCCGCCCGCAGCTTGGCAATGTTCAAGCCCGTGTTGGCCGAGGAACCCGTGTTGACCGGCACCACCTGTGAACCGCCGCCAAAAGAACCCAACAGCCCGGTGTCGGCCGACCCGTTTTCACCCACCTTGTTGGAGTTGAAAAACCCCGAAAGAATTTCGTCGTCCATCACCCGCTTCATGGCGGAGGCTCCGGCGGCGATGTACATGTTGCCGGGAGTGATCAACATCCGGGCCAGATCCTGTTCGTCGGTGAGTTCGGCCCAGCCGTAGTCGATGGGAAACACCCAGCGTCTGTCATGGGGCGTGGACGACAGCACCGTGTCGGAGTGACGGCTGGTGATGCGGGTGGCGTTGGTCAGGCCGAACTGTTCGACCACACTGGCGGCCTTGCCGTAAAAGGGCCGGACCTGCACCGCGGCTTCAAAACGCGATTCAGACTGCTGGAGCAGCATCATCACCGACGTGCTGTACTGCTGCACGAAAGACGTGGGAACTTGGAAAGACATGGCTGGGAAAGGCCCTTGGGGCCGTGAAAGAGGCGTGGAGACGCCGGTTTGATGTTTCCCTGGGCTTATCGTCCGCTGGACGGGCCTCCCGAAAACGGGGTTGTGCTTTGTAGCTTCTCCTTGCGGGGCACCCGCGGAATGAACCGGGGCGTTGTCCCTTACCGCTGCACCTTGCAAACGGCTGGAAAAAGCTACGTGTGCGTATTACTAAAGCGCGGGGCGGGCGTCACGAAAAAAGATGAAAATTCTCAGCTGGAACATCAACGGGCTCGGCAACACGCCCCACTTCGGCGGCCACTCCGGCTCCGAGGGTCGCTCCCTCCGGCTCGTCCCGAGCCTGCGTCCGATCCCCTCGGGCCTCCGTTCACGCGCCCCACAGCCTCCGCCCTCCGGGCGGTGCCGGCTCCGCCGTCAACGGCTGCCTGCCTCGCCGGACTGGAGACGCCCTCGGGCCAGGCGGAAGCCGAGGCTGTTGAACGCGCCCGCCGGGGTGAAGTTGCTGCGGGGCGCGCTCCGCGCGAGGCTCGCGTTGACGCTCCAGTCGCCCCCGCGCAGGACACGGTACAAGCCGGTAGCGGCCCCCCGGGGATCGGCACCTCCAGCGTAGTCCCCAACCCACCAATCCCAACACCACTGCCACACATTCCCCGCCATATCATACAACCCGTACCCGTTGGCCGCAAAGCTTCCCACAGGACTCGTGTAAGGAATTCCCCCAGTCTTGTACGTCGGATGAAAGTCGTTCTCCGACCCGCTCGTATCATACGCGTAACTCCTACTCGCTCGGTAGTTGGCCTGACTCTGAGAGATCATGTCCCCCCAGGGAAACCGTTTCCCGCTCAACCCGCCACGCGCCGCCACCTCCCATTCCGCCTCCGTAGGAAGCCGGTACCCGTTCGCACTCCAGTCGCACGTCACAGCGTCGTTTGTTCCAGTCCTATACACCGTTCCACTCACCCAGTAGCAGGGCGTCAGCCCCTCCTTCTCGCTGGCCGCATTCGCCCACTTCACCACGTCGTACCAACTCACCGTCTGCACAGGGTGGTTCGCCGCCTTCCCCGCACCCGCTGCCATATCCGTGTACCCGTTTGCAGTCGCCCATGTCCGGATGCTGTCCCACTGCGCCTTGGTGGTTGGGTGAACCGCCATATAGTACGGACTCAGAGTAACGGATACCGGTGCAGCGTTCGTGATATCGCTATCCCCGATCACGTTTCCCATCTGGTAGGTCCCGCCGGGAATCGGCGCGAAAGTACCTACTTCACTCATTATTGAAGTCCTGCCGTCCGTTCCTGACGATGCAGCCACCCGCTTAAAGGATCCTAACGTCATCGTTAATGTTGCCGCTCCTCCATCGGCGGGCCCATTCGCGTCGGTCCATCCGACGAGCCTCATACTCATGCTAAGCGGGACCCAAGATGCATCCGTACGGCCTTTTTCCTGAACCACGTTAAAGGAGGAAATCAGACTTCCCCAAAACTCGTGAGTCATGGTGCCGCTCGAGCTCACTGTGAGTTTCACGGTCGCAGTACGCGTCACTCGGCCCAGCCTAACTGAACCACTGGGTGCTGTAGACTGCGGAGCCTTGGATGTATCCAAGTCAGAGTAACCTAGGATCTCCATGTCGATCTTTCCAGCAAGCTCAGTATCAGTTGCTGTGGCTCCGTTTGCTGATGCGGTGCGGTGTTTGAATGTCCACGCTTGATTGCGATCAAACGCGTTGCCGGAGCAAATTAAACTTCCGGGAGGCAAACCCCACTGAAAAAATAGATCTCTCGTTGCTAGAGTAGTCGTGGTTGTCGCCGATGCTGTCCGGGGCCAGTAGGACAGCCTCACATTCGCCACTGACTCCATCGACACCTGCGCCCAAGCTCCAAAGGCGAGCCAAACGCTCATAACAAGCCACAAGAAGAAAGTTTTGACGCGCATACAACGCAGCGTTGCGCCTGATGTCATTAACGCAAGCAAACATTTGTGTCGGACATTGGTGCGATACCCCTGTTTTTCGCAATCAATCGCCCGCAAACGCGATTTCGTGCAGCCGGGTGAACTTCCTCACTGCGTCGGCTTCCCCAGCCAGATAACGGGTCGCGAACGCCTTGTCCCGCTGTAACAAGGCCAGTTCCTCCTTTGCGCCTTCCTTGGTCAGGCCCGCTGCCGGAACGCTGCCCCCGGCAAAGCTGTCCTCCTTCAGTCCGCGCCCCAGCTTGGCCGTCAGCTTCAGCAGATCTGCCGAACCGAGCGCCGCTTCCAGCTTCTCTACGCTGGTTTCCAGACCGAACTCGCGCACCGCACGTTTCCCGAGCCGCACGTTCTCGTCGAACTCACCGCCCCATTCTTTCCGGACGGCCGCCAACTGCTGCGCACGCTGCGAAGCCGTCTCCTCCTTGGCTTTCTGTTCCCGCGCCGCTTGGAGTGTGTCCTGCCACGCGCTGAGCCCCGTGGCTTGCCGGCCAGTCAGTCCCAGCTTGTGATAAGCCTGCGCGCTCTCCAGATCGGGCAACTGATAGTCCTCGGGCTTTGCGGGCCTGCCCAGCGCCTTGTAGACCCGTTCCCAGCCTTCGTTGTCGGTGTCGCCCCTGGGCAGGGGCACCTTTTCGCCGCCCACCAGTTTTTCAAGGTTGCGATAGCCCTGCGCCATTTCGCCGGGATCGTTCCAACCCTTGTTCTGGATGAACTCCCGTAGCTCCATGTCCTGCACACCTCCCAGCCAAGCAGGCGATCCTTGTGAGATGGCCCCCTCTAAATTGGAGGAGGTTGCATCACCTGCGGACAATCCCTGAGAGATTCCCCCGTCGACGGAGGGCGATCCTTGCGAGATGTCCTCCGTGCTCATTAACAGTTCGCTTGCCGTGCTCATAGGTCTTCGATTGGTTTTTAGTGGTTTGTTTTGAGGCCGGAGGCCGAATCAAAGGGACCCTAAGGGTCCTCCTCCTTCAGTTGTGTGATCTCCCGGTCGGCCATGTGCAGATAGGATTGGATCCGGTTCCACACCTCGCGCCGCCCCTCGGCCATGGCCATTGCCAGCGGGTCAATCGCCTTGCTCACCGGGGACACCACCACCGTGGAAGTGTCTGCCCGGCAAAACCGCTTCAAGTCCGCAAGCACCACCTCCGCAGTCAGGTGCGCCCTGCCGTCTCCGTCCAGAAACAGCCGCCGGTAGCTTTGCCGCCGCTTAAAAATCCGCTGCCAAAGTTTATTCATGGGGTCATAGACCCCTTTTGATGCGCCTTCGGCGCAGGGTCTCGTTTGGTTTGGTTGTTGAGTGTGTTAATCACGATTGATGCTTGCCGCAGAGCGGCATCAAATCCGGCCTGTGGCCGGTCACTGGTTGAGTTTCAGGTCGAGTCCGCTTCCCAGAGGTTCCAAGCCCTGTGTAATCTGGAGGTTTGTCAGGTCCCTGACGGCTTGCCCGCCCACCATTGCACCGGCCTGCGCCAGCATCGTCGGGTTCAGCGCCTTCATGGTTTCCTTCATCCGGAGCACCTCTGCCACCGGACGCAGCAGTTTCTCAGGCACCCCGTTGATCTCGGCCAGCTCCCGCACGATGGCGTCCCCGTCAAAGTTGAACATGATCGTCGGATCGACCTGTGCCAGCGTCGTGGCGCTCTCGATGGTGCGCACAATCGCCAGCCCTTCCTCGGCACGCTGCGCCTTGTTGAGCGGCGAGGAGTAATCGACATCAATGAGTCCACCGGCTTCCTTGAGCACCGGAGGCATCGGGGGCAACCAGCCCATCTGATCGAGCAAATCCAGTTCGCGCTCCACCATCGGCCCCAGAAACTCGCTCTGCTGCCGGCCCATGGTTGGGGCCAAGAGCCGCGCCTTCTCCTGCGAACGCAACATCGCCTCCGCGGCAGTCATGCGGGGGATCGCCACCAGCACCTGGGTGAGTGTCACCAAAAACGCTTCGTTGATCGCCTTCTGCCGGCGTTCGATCATTTCGTCGCCAATGGCGATGTCGCCCTTGAACTCCAGCGCCTGCACCGTCGGATTGCCCGCGTCATCAACGCCGCCAAAGTTGAGGGCGCCCGGACGCAGATCAAACGCGGATAGCGCACCGTCTTCCTGCAAGAGCAGAGGCGGATCCAGCGCCTTCTGGCCGGCCTTGAGAATCGTCTTGGTCATCTCCTGAACCATCTTGATCTCGGGCAGCACGGTCATCGCAGGGGACCGGCCGTACACCTCCTTCGGTCCGGTCGTGTACCGGCCCACGGCGTAGGGAAAGGTGCGGAACCCGCCTTCGCTGACAATCTCGCGGCTCCGGAGACAGATGTAGTACGAGGAGAACCGCATCCCCCGGTAATTCCACGCCATGCGATCCGGGGCGTCATTGGGCAGCACCACATGCACGAACTCATGCAACGCGTCGGGGCGGTCCCTCGCATCCTCCACGATCTTCTCGGACAACACAGTGTCAGCGGTCGGTCAAAGTGTACCACCTCCGGTCGAATTAACCGGGTTCAAAGTGTACCACCTTTGAGGGGCGGAAACGGCTCCATCTGAGCGCATCCGGGCGCTTGGACTGGGGCATGTCCAACGTCCTAAAAGTGAGTTTACAAGAAGCAATACGCTGCCTGCATGAGAAGGGATGGGGCCAGCGACGCATCGCGCGCGAGCTGGGAGTCCACCGTAACACGGTCAAGGGGTACAGCGAAGGGGGCTCAAAGTGTACCACCCAATCGACCGCCGGC